CCAGATCCAACAACCACTCCTTTTTCTGAATTAAAAGCTTATTATGAAGGGTCTGGCACAGGCACCGGGCAACCATCGTTTGAACCTACAAACGATGTTGAGATTGTAGATCTTGAAACAAGGTATGAGTTTGGTAAAGCAGACAGGGCTGATGAAAAAGAAGCATCCTTAACGAGAATGTTTGGCCCTGACTCTTTTGGTGTAAGTCCACAAGGCGACTACTATCTTAAACTGGACAACATTTCTCCGGAAATAAAGGAAAGCAAAAAACTCCCCGAAACAGGAACGATGTGGGTAAATAAGCCTGGTGGCGGGTTTCTTGGTCTTTTCAACATGCCTGATGTAGCTGATTTTTTGGGGGCCTACAGAGGGGAAATCGCTGGAGGAACCGTTGCCGCGATGGCGGCGGGTCCTCTTGGTTTGTTTGGTGCTTCTCTTCTTATCGGCGCTGGAGCAGGGCTGGGTAAGTATGTCGATGAAGTTATAGAAACGAAAGAAGGTATTCAGTTACAACCCCATAGTGAAGTCATAGGGGATGCAGCTATAGCTGCCGCTTGGAACTCTTCGGGTAACTTATTTATAGGCGGTTTATTAAAAGGTCTTGGTAGAGTTATAAAGGGTCCCGGAAATCCTGACGCTCAAGTTATTTCTAACTTGAGGGATCAAGGAATGACTGAGCCCACCGCAAGAGCGGCTGCGGTTCAAATGCAAAGAACAGCAACACGGGCCGATATAGCTGCTGGCGGTAGGCCAACCATATCGGATGCTACTGGCAAGGCAATCATGGGCCGTATGCAGGGCATCCATGAGGCTATCTTTCCTAATAAATCGGCTGCTCGACAAAACAGGCAATACATTCAAAGCCTTATGAAGCAATACGAAAATGGATCTCTTGGTCCAGGCGCTCTTAAACAGGCTTTGAATCAAAACGCTAAAGATGTTGAATCTCTTATTAGAAATGCAATGAAAGATCCCGATGAGGCCGTCAAGCTCGCCAACCAACATTTACGGGATGTGATAGGAGAGGAAATTGATTTACTAATGAAGTATTACGTTCCTGACGACGCGACATCTTCTTTTATGCAAAGAAGTTTAGAAAGAAGCGTCAGGATGTGGCAACAAAACAACAGGACGTTATACGAAAATGCTGATGATGCGCTGGATCGCATGAAAATTTTTGATGCTAAAGGTCTTCGCGCAGCTGCAAAGAAAATGACAGACGATCCTTTAGCAGAAGAGTTAGGGTTGGCTAAAGATCCTATCTTTACATATATCGCTCGTAAAACCGATGACTACACTCTTTCTGAATTACAGTCTCTTCGGACACTTGTGAACAATGGTCGAAGTAGCGGTTTGGTTGGAAATGCTCAAGATCACCAACTTAAAAAATTGGCCGATGAATTAGACAGAATGTTTGATTCAACAGAAGCTCTTCTTAATTATAAAATGTTTAATCAAGCGGGTACTTATGGAGATCTTGGTATAACGCCTCCTCCCGGAAGCAACGCTGGCACGATGCTTCCGAAAAAGTTGAGGGACGA